TCGATCAGTACGGTACATACGCTGCCGTTACCGACACTCTTGAGCTTCGCGCTTATGACGACGTTATTCTCGGCGCAACCGAGGAAATGGGCGCATCTGCTGCCGAGACTCAGGAAACTCTCATCAGAGACGCTCTCCTTGTCAATACCAACGTTCTCTACTGCGATAACGTAAATATCGCAGACGGCACTTTTGTAAGCACTCCTAAGACTGCCGCAGAAATGGAAGCCACAGCTACCGTTATGAGTATGCTTACTCCCGACATGGTTGCAAAGGCTGTTACCATTATGAAGAAGAACCGTGTTCCTACCATCAACGGTAAGTATTACATGGTTATTCATCCCTCTGTTGCATACGATCTCCGCAAGTCCAAGGAATGGATAGAAGCGCACAAGTATGCCGCGACATCCGAGATCTTCAACGGTGAGATTGGTGAGCTTCACGGCTGCCGCTTCATTGAGGACGTTTTTGCTCCTATTCTCGGCGGTTCTTATGTAAACAAGGCGGGCAGCAAGACCTATGCAAACTATATGTTTGGTAAAGAAGCTTTCGGTATTATTGACCCCGAGGGCGGCGCACTTGAAATGATCGTTAAGGACAAGTCTCAGGTAGGCGGTCCTCTCAATCAGTTCAGCACTATCGGCTATAAGTTTGAGACGAACGGTGCAACACTGCTCTATCCTGAAAGACTTCTCCGTATCATGAGCTGTTCTTCTTACAGCGCAACAGACGAAGCAAACTAATTTTTAAGGGGGCGGGGATTCTGCCCTGCCCCCCTTTCACTACTTTAAGGAGGAAATTACTATGGAAAACAACAAAGAAAATACAACGATGGATACCACCGTTGAAGCTCCCGATAATACTACAAAAGGATCTAAAAAGAATAAAATGCCCGAGGGAACAGCAAAGGTTGTCGATGACCGCGTTGAGGTATATATCCCCAAGGGAGCTGCTAACGACGATCCTAACTTTTTTGTCAGCGTAAATGGTGTGGGATATCTTCTGCCCCGTGGCAAGAAGTCAATGGTGCCTCCTCACATCAAAGCTGAGATCGATAGATCGTTTGAGGCACAGGATAAACAGGACGAGAGAGTGGACGCGCTTCTTAAAGAAGCAAACAAGCCACTTCCCGACTCTGTTGGATAATAAAATATATAAAGAAGGGGAGCCCGGCTCCCCTTTTTCAGAAGATAGGAGAGAAATATGACTATTATTGAAGCCATAAGCAGAATAGATGTGCTTAAGCCTAACAGCTATCCTCAATCAGAAAAAATAAAATGGCTGTCAACGCTTGACGGTATCATAAAGAATGAGCTCATTGACACTCACGACGGCGGCGACACTATCTCCTTTACGGGATATAACGATAATACCCTCTTGACAACGGAGCTTCTTGTTCCCGCTCCCTATGACGAGGTATATCTCTATTGGCTTGAATCCAAGATAGATTACTATAACGGAGAAATGACCAAATATAACAACAGCATTACTATGTTCAACACGGCATATTCCAACTATGAAAAGATCTACAACAGAGATCATATGCCGAAAAGAAAAACACGCTTTCTTTTCTAAAGGAGGAAGATATGAGATATCCAACACTATCCGAGCCTAAAAAATCAAGAGATATGATAGACGTTTTCGGCGGATATAATCACAATCTGCGAATCGGCTCAGGTGAGTTTTACGATATGACAAACCTCAGCTCCGATGATTATCCCGTAATTTCCCCTCGATCTAAAAGAGGAATATACGCAACGCCGAGTATTCCTAACGGTATGGTTGCAAAGGACGCCCTCTGCTACGTTGACGGAGGAGACTTTATTATAAACAAAAACAGAATACCTATGGGACTTACCGTAGATAAGGATTCTGACGGCAATACCATTCCAAAGACTTTGATATCAATGGGCGCATACGTTATCATTATGCCCGATAAAAAATATATAAATACTGCTAATTTGGCAGACCACGACTCTATAAACAAGTGGATAGACACAGAAGCGAGCGTTACATTTGAGCTTTGCACCATTGAGGGCGCAAAGTATAACAATACCGTAGCGCAACCTTCCCCGCCCGTTATCACAGAGGAAATGGAGAAAGACACTTCAAAAATACCCGCGTGGATAGACACCTCGTCAACTCCAAACGCGCTTAAGCAGTATTCTTCTTCAAATGCTTCTTGGGCTACTGTTCCAACCACATATATTAAAATATCTTATCCCGGTATAGGACTTCCCTTCTCTCTTGAGGACGGAATAACTATTATAGGTGTTGAAGGTATTCCCGACCTTGCTTCCCCTGCTTCTACTATAATCGCGGCTATGGATGAGCGACAGGACGACGAAGGCAACAGAATAAGTGATTGGATCGTGGTTAAAGGTATTCTAAACGAGACCAAGACACAGACAAAATCAATGAGATTTCAGAGAATTATGCCTGATATGGACTTTGTTGTGGAATCAGGAAACCGCCTTTGGGGGTGCAGATACGGTCCTCAGGGTGACAAGATAGTAAATGAGATTTACGCTTCAAAGCTTGGAGATTTCAAGAATTGGAATTGCTTTATGGGTATATCTACGGATTCCTATGTGGCTTCTGTCGGTACAGATGGACAATTCACAGGCGGTATAACTCACCTTGGATATCCTATTTTCTTCAAAGAAAACTGTATGCATAAGGTATATGGTAATTATCCCTCTAACTATCAGATTCAGACAACAGCCTGCCGTGGCGTACAGAAGGGCTGCGAGAAAAGCCTTGCAATAGTAAACGAAACGCTTTATTACAAGGCTCGTTCGGGCGTATGTGCCTATGACGGTTCTCTGCCCATTGAAATGTCCTCCGTGCTTGGAGATATAAACTACAGCAATGCCGTTGCGGGCTCTCTCGGCAACAAGTATTACATATCAATGCAGGATGATGAAGGCAATTATAGCCTTTTTGTATATGACGCATTGAGAGGTATGTGGCACAGAGAGGATAACACACACGCTGTTAGCTTCTGTAATTGCAGAGGCAACCTATATTATATTGATTCAGGCGGTCAAATAAAGACCGTCAAGGATACAGGCATAGAGGAAAAAGAAAGCTCTACTATAAAGTGGCAGGCTGTAACGGGTATTATCGGAACAGACTCTCCCGACAAAAAGTACATATCGCGGCTTGACGTCAGAATGCTTCTTGATATTGGCTCTACAGTTCAATTCTTTATTCAGTATAATTCCGGCGACGGTTGGGAGCACCTATTTACAATGACGGGAACAACTCTCAATAGCTTTGCCGTTCCCATAAGACCTAAGCGCTGCGATCACATGAGGCTTCGTATTGAGGGAAAGGGATCTGCAAAGATATTCTCTATCGCAAAAACAATAGAGCAAGGAAGTGATATTTAATGGGAATTGAAATAAGATTACCTAATATCACCGGAAAAACAGAAAAAGAGCAGCTCTCGCAAATGAGGAGTTATCTTTTTCAGCTCCGTGAACAGTTGCAGTGGGCTTTTGATAATATCAGCGCAACAGAAGGACAGTCAGGGTATGCTGCAAGCCATGCACCGGTAATAGCTTCTGCGGCAAAGACTGTGTCTGCATACGACGCTGATGTAACATTTAGCTCTATTAAATCACTCATAATAAAGTCTGCTGAAATAGTGGACGCATACTATGAGGAAATGAATAAACGTTTTGAGTCTGCTTACGTTGCACAATCTGATTTTGGCACGTTTGCGCAGGCAATCTCGCAGAATATTGAAGCTAACTCTACGGAGATAGAGCAGGTATTTACTAACGTTCAAACAATAAATACTAACGTTTCAAAGATAGATACCACTGTCAAGACCTTAGATACTAACATTAAGACCGTTGAAAACAATGTAGGCGCTCTCGACACGAATATAAAGTCTGTTGAGAATAATGTTGGAAAGCTTGACACAAATCTCAAAACCGTTGAAGAAAATGTTGGCGCGATTGATTCCAATGTAAAAACGGTTGAGGGGAACGTTAACAAGATTGATTCTAACCTGAAAAACGTGGAGGAGAATGTCGGCAATATCGATACCAATTTAAAAGAGGTAGAGGGTAATGTAGGACAGCTTGAAACTAATCTCCAAGACGCAAAGACCGGTATAGGAGCTAACCTTGAGACGCTTTCATCAGAGGTAGGTCAGATAGATACAGATATCCAAGGTGTCAAGGCAGGTATAGATACCAACGTAAAAGAGCTCACCAAGGATATAGGAGATCTTGATACGAGCCTTAAGAATATGAAAGACGAGGTTGACGGTGAGCTTAAGGACGTTAAGGACGAGATTGAGAGCATAATATACACTCTCGTTGAGGTAAATGCAAGCATCAAATCGGGACTTCTGTATTACGACGATAGCGGGATTCCTATCTACGGTCTTGAGATCGGACAGAGGAACACCATTGACGGCGTTGAGGTATTCAATAAGTTTGCGAGATTCACGTCAGATAGGCTGTCGTTCTATGACCGCAACGGAACAGAGGTCGCATATATCAGCGACTATAAGCTTTATATAACAAATGCAGAAATTACAGGGACACTCAAGTTAGGAGCTTTCCTTCTTGATACAACCAAAGGTTTCAGGCTCAAATGGGTAGGAAGGGGGTAACATATGGCATCGGGAACAATATACGGCTCTACGGGCAACCAATATATAGATTCTAAAATCGTATGGTCGGCTACGGCTAATACATCAGCAAATACAAGCTCTGTGACCGCCTCGCTTTATTATAAGCGAAACAACACGGGATTTCAGACGCAAGGAACAGGAAGCTTCTCCATCACTATTGACGGGCAGAAAACGAGCGCTTCCAAATATATGACGATAACCGGAAGCGCGTGGGTGCTTGCAGTTAGTGCTACAAAGACGGTAAACCACAACGACGACGGTACAAAGGCTATTACCATATCGGCAACGGGATCTATAC